TAGATATAGAAAACTATAAAATTATTACAGCTATGGGTGAGAAAGGTTTTAGAAGACCAGGGGCAATGATAGCAAAACTTGTTGATTCTGAACTTAAAACCATCGCTAAGAAAACAGGTAAATCAGTTGATAAACTAAGATCTGATTTACTAATACAGGGAGGGCGTAAACTCAATGGACGATAGTAGTGGCAAGAAAACAAAAGATGAAAAGATAACAATTGAGATAAATGAGTCTACTAAAGGTAAGACCCATGCCATGGCGATAGAACTAGCGCTTACATTAAGCAAACAGTTAGAACCGTGGAAGAGGCATGTAAAAGGGCTCACAATAAAGAAAAATAATAAAATTTTCAAAAAAGTATCTTAATCAAGATATTGTATGGCAGGTGTAAGAAAACACTTGATCTTGTGCCTGCCATTTGTTACAGATCACCTGTATTCCTCATAACCTAATGAAAAGTAGAGGTTTCAATCTACTTAGATTACCGAACAGCGAACAACCTTTTTTATTAACTTAAAAGGAGATTGTTTTGGCAGAGAAGAAGCGAAAGCCATTAAAAGAAGTATTAGATCAAGGTTTAGATAAATTAGTGATGATAAGTCCTAATAAAAAAACCTATGATGAGATTACATCTATAATGTTTCAGCTTTATAACGGTAATGATTACGGTATGGGGAACTTTAGCTTACAGTTTTTAAGTAAAATTGATCAGGCTTGGCGAAAAGGACGAAAACAAACTGCGAAAAGGTTGGGATTGTCTTTAGTTAAGAATGTGTAGCCACCAGTTTCCATATCCATATCATTGTCTTTCCAAAACTGGTGGTTATGCAGATGAGTTTATTTGATCATAGTTTAAGTGAAGTAGATGAAATGAGTGGAATTGAACGCACTCATTTTATGAATGATATCTTAATAGATTACCTTACATCAAAAGATCTCCGACAAAAGAAAATGGAGACTTTTTACCTTGAGTTACTCAAACAACTTATTAAAGATTATGGGAACTAATATTGCGACAGAGATATTAAAAACCCCAGTATCCTCCGAACATAGATTGTATCAAGCTATAGTTGTGCAAGCCTTTGAAGATTGCCTTTATACGCTTGGTGGTAAAAATGAAGCTTATAATAAAAAAGATGCTCACGAATGGTTTATGGGTAATGGTAAAGATTTTAGACGGATCTGTGATTTAGCTAATTTAGACCCTGATCATGTCCATGAAAGATATAAGTGGTGTTTAAGCAATAAGGTGATTGTTTTTACTGAAATTCAATGTTATTGGATAGAATATAAAAACGAATATAAATTGTATCGAGGAGTAGGTACAAAAGAAGAAAGACGTACGATTAAAGAAAGAATTGATCAGATACGTTTTAAACTTAAATTGAAGGATAAGAAAAAATGAGACTGAAACTATTGAAAGCATTAGAGGATAAATACAATAGTAAAATTAGTGAAGCTGAGGCTACTATTGAAATATACCTTACTAAATCAGTAGGGATTGGTGAGCATCCGCAGCATGTTGATGAGTTGGATAAGCAGGTTGATATTATTGCTCAAAACGAAGAGAAGTTAGGTATTATACATAGATTAAAACAATGAAAGAGTTAGTTATTACTTTGTTAATACTTGTAAGTGGTGAGAAGATAGAAAATAAAAGTATACATATCACTGAATCATGCTATACATGGTATAAGAAAAACGTGGAAATGACTGAGAGAAAGACTACTTTATTTAGCCGAAGATCTTATCATTTGTATGAGGGCCAACGTGTTGTTGGTTATATTTGTAGTGATAAGGAGCCTAAATGAGTATT